GGCAAAAGTTTCAGGGAAGCTACGGTAAGCAGGATACAAAACATTACATCCCAGAGTGTCAGCTTCGCTAACGGTGTTTGAAACCCAATCTTGTAAAGCACAATTAAATAGCACACGAGAATCATTGACAAGAGCATAGTAATCATTTTTCTTTAAGTTCTCATAAATCTTGAGTTTACCTTCGCGTTCTAACTGACGAGCGCGATCAATATATTCAGCATTATTACTGCGTAATGGGCCACCTTGGAACACAGCAAACTCGATATCCTTGACACGACCTTGTGCATGATACATTTCAATCAAGTCCATAAAAAAACCCGGTTGTTTCTCTTGGTCAAAACGGGCGGCAAAGCCCACACGCATTTTACGTTGATCAAACGGCTTAATATTTTGCAAGCCACCTATACGCTCTAATACTTCTGTTTTGCCAAATGCTAGACCGCTTATATTGTAGATCGGCGCTGTCCACCCGGCAATACGCATATGAGCCACCATCTCTTCGTTAGTGGCCAATACTCCTGTTACAAATTGGTTAACCATCTTTTCATACGTTCCCATCCACCCCGCCATACCCCATACATGAACAAAATCATCAGGGTCAATGGCCTGAGCAAGACAACGAACAAAAATACGAGGACGCTGGCTAGCATCCACTTGATCGAGAATATAAGGTAAGCTCTCGATACCGGGTTGAAACATGTCTTCAAAGTAGATAACATCTTCATTTGTAACTTCTCCATTTCTCATCATTTGAACCAAATTCATCATTTGGCTCATACCAAAGTAACTACGGCCATGTGCATCTAACACCTGTCCTACACTAATGCTCTGTGTATTGTCAATAGTAGTGCCAGGAACATAAACAACGTCTAGGCCACGTTGATCAAACACACGACGATTCCATTCAGTGAGTTGTAAAGTGTATCGTGCTTCGTACGACTCTAATCCCATGTAGAATAATTTTCTCATAATAAATCCTTTGTGTTAATATATTTGTTTTTGTAAAAATCCAAATGTGATTTGAACTCGTCGCCTTCAAAGTATTTTATAAAATCTTTTGCAGACTGTTGTCTACATTGATAATAGGCGGCATGTACCTGGCATGCCTGCTCATATAAATTATCAAATCCTGCCCAATCAATAATTTTTTTATACCAATCTAAATTTAACGTAGGTTCAACTATACAGTCACTTTTTAAAATTTGTTTATTATCAAGATTGCTATTTTTAAAGAGCGTCAACTGATCATCCCATCGTTTAAAATCTCCTGCTGCATGGTGTTTAACTATACTGCTTGACTTTATATTGATCATAAAATAATGATAGGCAGTCATCATATAGTCATCAACAGTTAAGAATAATTGTTTTCTACTTTGCCAAACTGGATCATCAATCCTTTCGTATCCCCGGAAAGCTTCATGTTCAATTTTTATAATTGAATCAAAATAGTTTCTGTATTGCCATTCTATTTCTAACCAGTTACTCCATGTACGATCTTTGTAAATTTTCTGACATATCCAGTTGACTTTTTCATCAACTGATCCTTTAAAAAATCTAAGATTAACCCTGGGATCTATACTAAGCAACCATCTGACATGATTACCACCGGCTCCACCTGGATAGATTATTTCTGGTATCACTTTTGTAGCGTTGTGACAAGTAGTTTACGCACGACGTTGTCCTGCAAATCTACGACTGTCTTCGTCCCACATGTTCTTGGCATGTTTTCCCTGTGCAAACTTGTTATACTGTTGCCAAGCATAACTGCGGAAGTTATACAAGTCTTCCTCTCGATATCTGTAGCCATAGTCCTTGCAGAATTCCAAGTAGTTTGACAAATCTTCAAATGCTTGAAGAGCTCTAGGGTTTGTACGATATTGGGATTTACCCATGATAGTTCCTTTAAATTACAATTGAATGTGTTGGACGGGTAAGGTTATAAGAAATTGAGCATCCGTTTTCACCGTCCTCGGACACTTCAATTATAACACAACGATTGGGATATCTATGAGCAATTTGAATATACAAGTCATCCGCCATCATCTCGCAACTCTTGTAGTCTAGTGCTAGTATAGCATCTTTGTATAAATTTTCCAACCAGCGTTTGAACTGAATAAACTCAATATCGCGATCATTGTGGAACACATCAATGGCCACACGGAAGTGGAATATGTGTCTATGTGGGTTGGCCAAAAACGATACATCATATTCGTCTCCTGTAGCCAACTGTGGATCAGTTGCCGCGGCAGGATAACAATGTATGCCTTCTTTTTGGAATGTAACCCAAATTTGTCGCAAAGCAGATTCTTTAATGCGCTCAATAGTTTCTCTTTCGGCCTGTATCATATTAAGTCCTTAATTCTTGTTTCTACATAATCGGCAAACATCGTATTTGTTCCTTTTGTATCGTAGTGGAATAGTGTAGGACCTTGAGGAAGCTCCCACACTGAAAAATCGTTAACAACATTTTTTTTCGGAATCCAGCTTATGTCTTTTTCAAAATAATTTTGATATAAAATCTCAGGAAAAATCAAATATGGAATGCCGGCAGATTCTAATCTTCTACATGCATCGCTAATTATCCAACAATCTGTTTGTCTTTTAACTCCGTGATCATACAAGTTTAACATATACGAACGTAGTGCGTCAAGTTGTTCGGCTGTTAATTTAGTAGAGCCCGTAATGTTTGAATCAAACATTAAATTATTAAGACTTTCTGAAATAATTGTTGGTTTCGAAATCCAAGGATATTCTGCACTCAATGAATTAGTATGTAGTATGTTAGAGATACCACGTTTCTTAACATATACACCGGGCTGAAGACCAAACCAATCAAGCCAATTAAATGATTTTTTTAATCGATCCCAGATAGAAATATTTCGATCATTAATTATAGGAAACTCGCAACGGTCCGGTGTAGTGGCCCCTATAACTACCGCATCAACACCGAGCTCAATGGCTTTGTCTACTTGTAAGGAGATGGCAAAATTACTACAACCTCCTCGAGCCAAACTATATAGTCGCCAATTGTTTCTAGCACACATAATCTCGCCAAAACTTTGACCAGGCAGGTTTGTGTCAGCTGTAAACCAACTGTCTCCGCAAACTGCAACGGTCTTACTCATTTTTGCAGTAATTCCATAGTTACAATTTTACCAATTGATTCTGACAAGTCTTGATCAGAAGTAACGATATGTAATTTAACACGGCTCTCATCTTTCCGTTGATCATACCAACGAGTTTCGATAATTGTGCCACCATTAACGGCCTGCACAGTAAATCTAATAGGATCCGGCAGGTCAATGCCGGGACTTCCATCGTCACACACAGAAAGAGAACTAGGTATGGCACCACGGCCTCTTCGCCCAGCAAGTTTGTCAGCACGATCTTCGAGCTCTCTAATATTGCGATTGAAGTCCCAACCCCATCTCATCAAGTTTGACCATAGCCATCTAATCATTTTATTACCTCATCTTGTGTGTATTTAGACCAGTCTGTAAACACCGATCGTTTTTGTAAGTCGTGCAGGCTGTGACACCATACTCCGGGATTAGTCGCGGCAAAATCTCGATCATCAATTTTAAGAGTAGCATTGTAACCAAATTGTCGAATGTAAGGCAGTTTGACTGAAATCATTGGAATAAAGCAAACATGTTCTACCAATGCAGATTCCAGTAAGCCTTCGGCTTGTGCATGATCTAGGTCAAGAGTGCATAGCCACTTATTTTCTAAGCAATCTTGAATCATTATTTCCCAATCACGCCAAGCGTCAGCATCATTGATTGCCAGAGCAGGAAAACTTTGATTGGCACCAAAGTAAATGTGTTCACAGTCATTGTTCATGGCTTCTTGACAAATAATTTGTGAATCTTGTAAGCCTACTACAAATAGTGTGCGTAAGCCAAATGCAGGGGTATGTTCAACTTCAGTTCCAATAAAGAAACTGACGTCTTTGTGTCCATCTCTAATCATCGAGTTTGATCTTGTTCTAGTTGATCTAATCGGGCCAGTTGGTCCGGGCTAAAGTCTTGTTCTAATTGTATACTATCTTCGGCATTGTTGTCAACAGCAACTTCTTCAAAAAGAGCATTAAATTGGCTATGTGCATTTTTGGCTTTCTTACCTTTGAACCCTCTAGTGCCCACAATATCCATCCAGTATCGATCGTAGTGTTCGATAATGGCTTCGGCTTCAGCACGGTCTGCGGTAGCAAAGATAGCATCCACAATGTCTTTGAAACGAGCATGATCGCCATTTTGATTCCACATCATTGCTGGGTAGGATCCGTTGTCATATTCGCGGTTAGCACGTTGTACCGCTTCCAGATGCATCCAAACATTATGACCCATCAGTAATGCGTAACTGAAACTGTCCCATGAAGTTTTGCCTTCTTTACCAATCTTGTTTAGATCGCCTGGTTTATAATAACAAATGTCTTTCATTTGCAGTTGTAAACTAATTGGGCTTTCGTCAAAGTGATCAACCAATTTATCAGCAACTACTGCTTGACCATATGGTCTAGTATCTGTGCTGTATTTCTTATCGTCCACAATGGGACTCATACGATAGCACCATTTGTCATTGTGTGGCAGATCAATATGGTGATACACCTGTCCGTTTGCTGTGGCCAGGAATGGACTTGCACAGTCAAAACTAATAGTAAAACTTGGATTAACATACTTGCGAACAGCCCGTTGGATGTCTGTAAGCAATACTGCCCACTCTAGTTTACTTGTGCCCAAGAAGTGCATCCAATCATGTACACCTTCTTTGAGCAATCCATCATGTCTAAGTGCTACAAGTCTACGTAATACCAAATGAACGTCGCACATGTTCTGTCCACCCATGGACCAGCCATCAAAATGCGTGTCGGGATAAATGTTCGGATCACAATAGTGTTTCATTGTGTCATACCAACGATCTGCGTCAGCATGATTGGCACCTTGTAGAACATTAAGCACCTTCATTCCACCATTTTTGGCACCTTTACGATGCTGCATATAGTAGTCATTGTTATACTTGGTAGCAGACACTGCTTCTTCTAATGTGGTAATACCGCACTTGTCGCTGGCATTTTTATCATGTATGACCCAGGTCGGTATATCAAGTGTCATACCATAATCTGAAACACCATCTAACCATTTAAGAACAGCTTCTCGTTTTTTCTGTGCGGCGTCTAGCAAGTTTTGATAGTTCTTCGCATGATCAATCTTGGTATATTTTTTGTTGCCATTTTTATCATGCTTGGGTGTGCCGTCAGGTTTGAGATCCGGCACATGCTCAATACCTCGGGCCTTGAGTTCGGCCATCTTGGCCACCACCACAGGGCTGGTTGGATCGCGCCATTCACCTTCCCACAAGCCCTTGGCAATCTGGAATCCACCCGAGTCGCCTAACATTAGGGTGCCAGGTTCACGATTGCGAACCATGTCTTCGGACCAGTCCTGCTTAGTAAGATCTAAGTTGGCATGACCACCAGAATATAAACTCCACCGATATGGAAACAGTCCTCTGGCGCTGTTGAGCCAGTTCATCATTTCCATATCCTTCATACCAGATGGCATACGAGCCGGATCCACATAAGGACCATTTACAGGATCACGCTGTTTGCCTATATAGGTGGCATAAAATCCCGAGATGGCAGGGAGAAAAACGGCATAGTCGTTTTGCTTGGCTGTTAAGTTATCTTGGGTCACTTGCTTTGTGCTGGAATAATGTAGGTATAAGTGGCTAATCCTGAATCGACCGTGATCTGTGCTGCCCCATCATCACTGATACGCATAACTTTATCACCGGTCAAATCTAAAATACTAATAACTGTTTTGATTGGCCATGACCATGTGCGTTTAAGTGTTCCGCTTACGCCAGGCTGGAATACAAAGTTGCCAGCGTGTGTGCTATGATCTCCAAAGAAAAACTTTAGATCGCCGTTTTCAGTTTTGGCCTGGAAGTTGACTTCTTCAGCATTGGCCTGTGCCTGCATCTTAAGACGTTGAATCGCTGCCACAGTGGGTTCAAATTCAATGTGCCAATTAACACCTTTAAATTTAACTGTCTTGGCCTTTTCAGTTACAATCTCACTGGCCATAAAACGATATGTGTTTTTAAAATCTTTAGTAGCATTTTGAAAACTAATGCCGTCGGGTTCACCTGTGGCTTTTTTTGTAACACTGAGCTCAGCGCCTTCTTTATATTCTGGTAAATTCAAAAGAATATTAAGTTTTGCCAAGTTCGGCATACCAAACAAGCCAATAAACTCAGGCACTGGGTTGGCATACTTGCCCTCTACTACTACGCTACGATCTTCAGCAACACCAAAGATGTCAGTTGTCTTGTCATCGCCTGTGATCTTAACCAGGTCAATGCAACCTAATTTCAATGTATGCTCTACTAAGTCTAGTAAATGATCTTTCATATATTTCTCCTTGTGTTTGATTATACGTGGTTTATTTAGATTTTGCAACGGGTTTAGGTAATATTTTTGCAAGACTTTGGCCGCCACGCAACGAAGTTAACTGGCCTGATTTTTGAAATTCTATCCATACACTAGGGCCACCAGTCTGGTGACAAAATATTTCTTCAAATCCTAAATAGTCAGCCCAACCTCTAACTAATGAACCCGGAGTGTAACCAGTGATGCCTTGTTCAACTGCCTGCATGGCCTGATAGCGATCGCAATCATTGAAGGTCATGGCCAGAACACCACCAGGCAATAATTTTTGATAGATTTCGTCAAGATATATTTTTACCAACTCAAATGGACGATAATCTAAATAATTGTAGACCAAACAAAAACCAATTTGCTGATCAGGTAATCGATTTAAAATTGGATAATTAAACGATTCTTTAATCACATACGGACGTAGTCTATTTTGATAGACTGGATTAAATTGTTTCAATGTAGGATCTAGTAGGTGATGACTTTCGTCTATTAGATATAACGGGTCACTGGCTGTCATCTCGTGTATAAATGGCTCCGACATCGGATGTATAATCATAGCCGGATGCTTCCAATCGCAGTAATTGGCCACACGACTTTTTAACGCCGACTCAGTCTCTGCGTCACGTCGAACTGGCTTGTTACGATGTAACCCTAAATATTCTTCTGTTTGTGCATATTCGGTCTCTAGGTACCGTTCATATTCGGTATAATTTCGATGTAGCCATGATTGCCCTTGCTCGGCAATTAACCGTTGTACCTCAACTTTTAAATCCGTTAATTCTTCATCAATACTAACAAACACTGATTGTAGTGCATGATTTTTTTCTTTTAGTCTTTGTTGAAATCCTGAATCAACTCCAGCATGAGGAACATCAACACGGTCAATGATCAACTCGAATCTATTACTAGATTCATGTTGAAGATCCTGCATAGTAAGCTCTTCCAGATGATTATTTAATCGTATTAATTCAGTTAAATTCATGTTACCACTCAAACAGTGTTTGGAAAGTGTTTTCTGTATTGGTAGCACTGGCCAGGTCCCATTCCAATACGCCTAACAAATTATCTAACTTTTGATCTACCACCGTGGCCTCCATTTCGCTGTCAGCAAACGGCAATTCTTTGAACCATTGTGGCAAGTGTGTTTCATCTGTAGGATATCCAATACTAGTCCATCCAAGTGGATTTTGTTTTAACTTACATACAATAGTTTTCATACCATCTACAATCTGCATTGAATACTTGTCGCCGTTCATCCTACGCAGATTGTTCCAGTTGAGGGCGGCTCGAACATGTCCGGGCATGTTGGCTTTGCCTAACCGCTCTTCTTCCTTGCCATACTTGGTCAAGTTGTTCACACGTTTAGGACTGCCTTTTTCCCAACCTGGACGCTCTTTAAAGATGTATTTGAATTCACGAATTTTTTCAATGATGTCTTCGCGACTTGTGCCGATTAGCACCTCGTTGAGAATTTGACTTAGGAATTCCTGAATAACCTTAGGGGTATCACTGCGCTTAAGATCGAGACCCATGGCTTTTACTTTGCCAGGTGATCCGTGTGTGTCTACACGCTTGTTCTCTTTGTCATAATACATGACAGCATAACGTTTCTTGGTAATAAACAAGCCCTTGCTGGCTACAATCTCTCGACCACCTTTGATCACTGAGCCCATTTCTCTAGGCACATGGAATGCCTGCTCCATAAAACCAGGAAAGCTGTCATTGACTTGATCTGCAATGCTGTTATACAGTTGAACAGCAATTTCTCTGTTCCAGGTCATGTTGCCAGCTTCTATTTCTTTTTGTAACACAGGATATGCTGTAAAATAACATGAGTCTGTGTCACCATAAATGATTGCTTCACCTACGTGATCATATTTGCCAGTAATACATTCATTTACATGAGCATCCATATGTTTAGCAATGGCGCGACCAGTAAGAGTTGTGGATTGACCAATACGCTTGTCAAAGAAACGGCAACCAGGGTTAAGAATAGCACCATAGAGACTGTTGAGGTTAATTTTTTTAACCAACTGCCGTTTGTCCCAGTATTCTTCATCTTCTGGATTTTTACATTCTTTCAATCGGGCCTGCATTTCTTTACGCTCGGCATACCAACGTTTAAGTAGTCCAGGAATAACTGCTTCTTTTTCGTAAGTAAAGATTGTGCCGTTGGCAGTAATCATCCACGGACGATTGCTATCAAAAATTATTTTCCATACATCAGCCGCACTATGAATTGACTCTTCACCATCTTTCCAGTCAATGGTAATTTCTGTTCCTGGCTCTGTAGCCATTACTGCTTCATATTCTAAACTGCCAAACAAACCTTCCCATGCTCCGGCAAAACTACTGCCTGCTCTCATCTTATCACTGATATAACGATCCGTCATTACAGGTCTAAGTTGTCCTACAATGGTTTCTGGACCCATGTTAAGCGCACGAATGGCACTTGGGTACAATGAGTTGATGTCTATTGACCCGACATACTCATGTATGCCTTTCTTTGGAAATGCAACATAGGCGCCTGCGGCCTGGGTGTCTTCATCACTATAACGTTCTTTGCGGTTTGGCACGACCATGCCACGTTCGTGTGCTTCATTGATAATGGCCTGTTCAGTTACGGCCACAGCGCCCATAGTGGTCTGTAGTAGCACAGTATTTTCATGTGCCAATGTGTTGGCAAGATCTAAAAACTTTAATTTCTTGTCCAACTTGGCAAGAATCATTGTGTCCTGTCTGTTATATTCAATGAACTTTTTAAAGTTTTGATTGTACAGTTGATCCAGGGTGCCTTCAAACACCGTTTTGGTTTCTTGGAGTTCGTACTCAGCAATAGCATCCAAACTATAACTGTGACGTTCTTCATATGTATATTTTCGATACAATTGCATATAGTCCATATGCACACGACCAATCAAGTCATAGGTTTCATTTTCTGCACCAAAGCGTTCAAATGTGCGTTTTTTAGGATACTGATTCCATAGGCAAAATCTGCGTGTATCATCTTTACTGAGAATCCTAGTAACACGGTTTACAGTATAGGGTATATCATAGCCCTCACTGTTCCAGCCCGATATTGCATCAGCGTCTTCGATTAAATCCAAGAATGTTTTTAACATTTCATCTTCACGTTCAAAGATGACGCAGTTTTCAAACTCCTTGGCAATCTCGTCTGCGGTCTCACGACTCATGTGCTTGGGCGGAACAACCAAGGTAACCATTTGTTCTAGCCACTGTAAGTAGACACTAATGGCCGTGATAGCATTGAATGGATCTGTGGTTGGTGAGAATCCACGTTCTGGATCAAAGTCTACTTCAATATCAAAAAATGCTACATTTAACTTTGGAGCATCTTGACCTTTGTAGTTTTCTTCTAAACAACGAAAGATTGGATTGATGTCTGACTCATACAGTTGCTTACTACTCTGTATGCGAATTTCTTTGCGAAACTCTTTGTTGTTGCGTGTGCTAAATCTACTGACAGGCGTTCCAAATAGGCTGATAAATTTACCACGAGGATCCTCGTAATAAAAAATGTAGTTAGCTGGATATTCCTGATAGACTCTGCGCCCATCCTTCCGCTCAACTACATGAATACGATCGTGTTCACGATCAAATAACGCATCTACATAACTCAAGTTTTCCTCCGTTTATGGCCGGTCGACCATGATTCATGTTCGTAATGTGAACGACTCGTTGTTACTTATGTTCTGCAATTTTTTCAACTACTTTTTTTAATTTATTAGGCCAATCGTCTCTAAGTTGTCTAAGAAGTTGCCGGTTGTGTGCCGCTCGCCGTTCAAACTTCAGTAATAGCTCGTTAGTATACACAATAGATTTGAATTTTTCAAGTTCATTTAGAATTTTTAATTGTCGATGTATATCATTTATTTCACGATCGTAGCTATGGTTGACCATATCATCATATACTTCAAATCCTTGGCTCTTTAACGCAGCAACTGCACCTGGCGCACAATATAATAAAAATGGTCTAGGAAGTTGTAGTGCCCTAAAAATTTTTTCACTAAATGCAATAACATCGGGTCGATCAAAATATGTTTCTAAAACAAGACTTATTTTGCTATTGCACATTGTTTGGTCAAGATCCCCAGAAAAATTTTGGAAAGGCACATGTGATCTCATTGATTCGTGTTCCTCGGCAAATATTTCACATCCTTGTTCGAATACCCATTGATATAAAGCATCTTTATTTTTTACATCAAAGCCTATTGACTTGAGAGGCTCACGATAATCTAATTGAAATGATACTGATCCTAGGTCGATTAGTTTTCTTCTGACCAATTGATAAAACCAACTTTGTCTTATTGGGTCTGTTCGATTTATAAAACAGTTAAACAGCCGAGTAGGAATATTATTTTGATATTGAGGATCATAACTATACGAACCCCAAAATTCAGGCCAAAGTTTTTGATATTCAAAGTTTGATATTATGTTGTCGGTTACAACCAGTTTGTAGTCTCGGTAATTGTGCCCTACAACATCAATTATTGCCCAGTGATGGGCTTTGCTGATTATGCTTTGAAACTGAGATAATACCGCTCTTTCAAACTCTATACAACCGCTTGCTGAATAAATTTGGCTTGCCGACCAAATTGGGTCAGTATGAGGTTGATTGTTAATCAAAGAGTTTTTCCTACCGAAGTTAAAATTGTTTCTAACAATTCGTGATCCTGTTGTTCGCGACCAAATTCACTCTTGTGCGCCAATTTAATAGCCTTCTTGAGGATGTTGGGTTTGATATCCATTTCTTCGGCAATGGCTTTGACTGTGTCATTAAGGCCGCCGGTTAAAGTTTCAATTTCCATCATGACTTGCATACCTTCATTGATGACCTGTGTAAGTTTGGCTTGTTCTGCACCACTAAAAATTCTGCTGTTTGGCATTGGGTTCTCCTGTGTAAGTGTTATTATTATACACTGATATTCTGTAAAGTCAACGGATTAGATCAAAGATTTGAGCAACTGACTCTTTGTTTTTGATCTGGCATTGATCAAAAAATTTACCAGATACAACATGATTTTGATTGTGGCTGTTACTGTCTTGTGTTTTGCTTACCAATTGCTCTACACTAAATTGATTCAGGTTATCAATTAAATCGATAATACTTTCTGCCCTAGATAAATTACCAGAATCCGATTCCCAAGTGGTATCAAAATCATAATCAAACTGCAACCCTAACGTTTCTAAAGTTCGATATGTTTCAAATTGTCCAACTGGCACAAATGCAGTAGCACCTAACAAACATTTTAAAGTCTTTTCTGTTAAGAAAGGACCAGGCCAAATGTATTGTTGCCCATTTTCAAACATACCGCTGTAGTGAAAACTTTCGTTAGTAAAATGTATAGCACAATCTTGATACAATGGTTGCCAAGGATTACCGGTTATACTTTGTTGATTGTGTGTTGCGTTGTCAAAGTCGTCAATTTTTATTTCTAGACCAAAATATCGATCACGAAATAGCTGTGTCAGTTGATCTAGTTTGATATTTCCAGTGGCTTGCCAATCATGAACATTTTTTTCTTCAAGCCAAGAATTCAATACTATTAATGATGATTCTCTAGCAACTTCCAACAACTTAGTTGTTATCCAAACCTTGCTTTGGCTAATACGATTGCACACAGCACTAAATTTATATCTGGGATTTGTTTTCACTTTGGCGCCAAACCATTCTTGTATTTGTTTTAATTGATAGTGCCAATAAAAAAATGTTAAAAAATAAACACCGGGGATTTTAAAATTATAACTTTGTCCGTCAGCTAACACAATAATTGGACCAGTGACTTGTTGTTTTGCCAACCAAGCTATATCCACTACCTCTAGATGAAAACTTACAATATAATAATCGTATCCTTGCGGCAGATTTCGATTTGGCCAACGTTGAAATAATGCAAAATAAATTCGTTTGTTGGGCAATTGTTTAATCCATTCATAACCTGGAAAAGAAGGAATAGTATCTTGAGTGCCTTCTACAGGCAATGGAACCAACATTTGTTTGGGCATTGATTACTTATTGCTAATAAATGGTCACTTTTAGTTTCACGGTAGCGAATCGTTTGACTAGGCCAGCACCCGGCCACCCTCGCAACTAGTGCGGTCCTAAGGGTGTTCTATTTCACGCCAATTGTCATATAGCGTGTATATTCAGTTTCAGGATCTTGAAGCGGCATTGATCCTTGATACAAAACTTGACTCAATGGATATCTGCGTTGTATGTCACTGGTGCTATGATATTCAGCACCAGGATCTTGATCTCGAGCCTGCAAGGCCACCAAGGTGCCAGGGGGTATATGATCAAACCAGGCAGATTCTGGCATTTCGGTTAGACTGGTATTAACTACCACACCGGCACGTCCCAATTGTCTATAATCAAGATCGTTAGCATCAGCCAACATCGACTTGACATTGTCGGCACCAATTCGATTCAGAATACGTTGACTTGTGTCCAGCATTTCTGCATTGGTCTCTACATTAATAATGCGATCTACTGTGATAGAGGGTTGTAGAGTCATATACACGGCTAAGTTGCCATACCATGATCCTAAAATATACATGGTAGTATAGTGCTGTTGTATTTTTTGTAATTCTTTGAGTAGCCAAACTTTACTGGCTATAAGGTCGCGAGTAAAACTGCCCGCTAGACTGTAGCCACTTGACTCGTCAAGATTAGACTGGTGAGTAAGGATTTCTTGGGCGATCATAACCATCGTCTAATGGATACACAGGATATTGATTAGGATTTGTCATTGTTGGCTCCTTCTCTGATCC